AAAATAAAGATTTAGAAATATATTTAATATTTCCAGTACCATCATGAGATGCTTTAGTCTCAGTAGAATATAAGATCTTATCTGATGTTACATATAAGGCAGTTTTTTCTCCTTGCAAAGGATCATTAATTACATTAAAATATGATAACTCAGAATTAACAATTCCGTCCCTATCATAATAGTAGTACTTTTTGTATAATATATCTTCTTTAGTATTATATTGATTGGTACTAACTCTTGATCCAAATCCCAACTTAATATCAACCCATTGGTTGTTTATTTGTATCGTTCTTTCTGGTGTGACAAGATTAAAAGATCTACTAGGAGATATATCAAATCCAACACCAATCATAGAAGTATGTGAAGTGTCAAATTTATATCTGTAATACTCTTTGATATCAATGATAGGATTTCTTGTAAAAGTAGAATTATCAGAAGAAAACTCAAAATAAAGACTTGGTGGAGTAAGTGATACTATTTCTACCAATTTTTTATCAACACTAGTATCATAGAATACTGTTGATAAAGTTATTTCATTAATAGTTGATAATGTTTTATCATAATCCCAAACGAATACTGCTTTCTGGGTAGATAAATCATAAGATATTAATGTTGCATCAGCATCATCAGTACCAACAGAATAATTATCTGTAAAGTTATATCCAAAATTATAAACAGAAACTTCTGCTCCATCAAAATGATCAACAGCATCTCCTCTACTTACAGTTAAGATAGTACCTGATTTAGTTTTAACTGTTACAATTTCACTACCAATTTGCAATTTATCACCAACAGTGATTTTATCAGAGTTACTAACATTCAATTTTAAGTTTTCACTAGCAAATCCAACATGATCAACAAGTAACTGAAGATCTGGTTCTTTAGAACCTACCCCTTTACTTAAAACATCAGCATCAACACTAAGTAAATCATACTTACTATAACCAGATCCCTTATCTGTAATAGTTACCTCACTAACAAGACCAGCAGAAGAAACTACAATTTTTGCTTTTGCACCATCCCCTTTTCCACCAGTTAATACAATATCATTATATACGTCAGTAGTATAATCACCACCACTATTCAATATATTAACTCTACCAACACCAGTATCGTTGAGAGTCGTTGCTATGACTACGTTCTTGAGGATTGCTTCTTGATAAATTCTTTTCCTTACGTGATACGTTGTTGTTGATGAACTATCGTCAGGATTAATATCAATATTAATATTTTCATTTAAAGCAACACCATGTGTATCAGAAGTAGTAAGTAATGCTACATTATCCTGAATATTGAATGGAACCAGATTATCACTTAAAGAACTTATAGAAACAATCTTTGAACCAGTAGTATTGATTAAATCGGAACTACTTAAAAATAAATCACCAGAAACACTAAAATCACCAGTTAAAACTTTAATTTTAACACTATTTTGATCAATTGTACTTTCTAAAATTTGACCAGTAGCTACTGGAGCATTAATACCATCACTAAATGATAATGTAGCTGATTTACTATAAGAAGATTTCTGATCTAAGATAAGATTAATTACTTTAGTATTTGAGGATAGTACATCTGTACTATTAAAAGTACCTGATACATTACTCAAAGCAAATTTCTTAGCAGAAAATACATCACCAACTATAATACCTTGAACACCAGTATTTGCTTGTGTAATAGTATCACCATCAAATAGATATCCAATATCAATAAGTTCAATATAATTAATTTTATTTGTCTGTGAATCAATTGATATTACATCCTTTCCTTCAACAGATTCAATTTCACCAGCAGCATTAATTCCATCTGTACCTTGATTATCAATTATTAATTGACCACCAACAGAAAAATTTGAATCACTATCATCAACAAATGCTGATGTTACAGATCCTCTACCAACATCTTTGATAACAGCACGAGATAAAACACCATTCTTACTAATATCAGAACTTCTTAGTCTATTAGCATTACGAGGTACATCGTCTTGAGATATAGTGGAATTATAATTTGAATCTAATGGTAAAGAATAATAATTTTCCCCTATGATATATGGGAATAAAGGTTTATCAGAAGAATCTACAGTAATAAAATAAGCATATGTTCCTTTAGGATATTCTGGAGTAACACAAAAACGACCATTATTGTGGTCTAGAGTTCCAGAATCATCAGTAAAAGTATAATCATTAATAAAAGTACCTATGGGATAAGTAGATACAGAAGGTCCACTAAGTCTTTCAGAATTTCTAGTATAACTAGAAGTCATCTGTGTGACAGTACTAGAACTGTCTAGTGGGTCTGTATAACCATAAGCACCATATATGGGGTTGCCATCATATGCAAATCCCAAAATAGGTGAATGGGTAGATCCTGTATCATTTGTCCTTAATGTAGTAGGAGATGCATAATAAGCATATCCATAACCCTTAGCAGGATCAAAATTCTGGAAGAAAAATCCATTCTCAGAATCTAAGTTATTCTTATTAATAAAGTATCTGTCTTTTCTCCATTCTTTAATTTTAGCAACACTAGTTGCTCCTGATCCAACAGGTATCAAATCAACAACAATATTAGTTTGTGTATAAAAATCTCCACCATTAATTTTAACAAATCCAGTAATAGCACCATTACTATCTACTGTAGAAGTATATTCAGCAAATCTACCCTTTCCTAATGAATCAGTAATTCTAACAATAGGAGGAGTTGAATAATATTCACCAGGATTATTAACAACAATACTAGTAACAACACCATTTGTAACAACTGCTGTTGCAACAGCATTTCTACCAGATAATATTTCTATCTCAGGAACAGAAGTATAACTTCCAGCATTAGTAACAGTTATAGATTCTACTGTTTCTCCAGAACGTACTGCTAAAGCACGATTAGGCAATCCATCAATTAATACAAAAGGATCATTTTTAAATCCATTTCCTTTTGACGTGATTGCTATACTTTCAATAGGACCATCTAATATATAATCTTCGTCTTTATATCCTAAAAGAGGTATTCCATTAACAGCAATACCAACATCTCTATACTTAGTCTCATATATCTCAGTAGTTGAGATAGGATGCTTTCTAATAATTTTTAAATTCTTTTGATCTGTTACATCACTAGGAATAGTACTACCAGCACTGATAATATCATGTGATGGCCAACCAGAAGAAGCAATATAATATCCTTCTCCATCTTCATAGATGGCAGATATATCATTTTCAAATTCTTCAATTTTAGATCCAAGATCTGTGTAATTAGCAGTGGAATAAGGGATCTTATTAGGATCTGTTAATTTCCATCTTAAATTATTCTGACTATCAAATATTCTTACATCCGTTGTAGTAAATCCTGGTTCAGATATTTCAAGAACATCACCTGGATTGGAATATGGTGCTGCTTCCTTAATATCGGTGTTGTATAAAACACCGTAAACTAGCATAGTAACACCAGCACCACTAACATTAGCTCCATATGTTACAGGTGTGCCTATAGGATAACTGCTAGTACCAGTTCTAGATTTAACAAGGAATGTATTAACTGTCTTTTCTTCAAATGTTATGGTTTCATCACCAATATTAAATTCTCCTTTATTTCCCCAACCTAATGTTGATTCAACCCTAACTAAACGACCTTCTTGAATGATGCTTTGCATCACTACTCTTAATTTTGTTCTTGAAGCTATAGAAAATTTACCATTTACACTTGCTTCATTAAGAATGATCTCATATAACTCTTCACCATCAAACTTACCTGCATAACGAACATTATCAACAATAGCAGTTGCATAATTACCAGATGATATACTTTGTGTTATACTTTTACCTACAAGATCTAATGGATTACCACTTAGTATTTTTACTTTTAAAGAATAATTATTAATCCAATTTGATTCAGAACTCTTTATTGTAGAATCTGTTGGATATACAACTGTGGGTTCTGGGTCATCCTTAATTAAACATTTAAATAAGAACTTAATAGACTTTTCAGTTCCTTTTGATTGATAGAAAGAACTAATATACTTAATAAGAGATCTCTTATCAACACTATCATTTAGATATGATTCTGGAAAATCTGTTAGATATTCATTTTCAAAACTTCTAATAATAGCATATAAAAACAGATTGCTAATATTATGAACTATAGAACCACTATTATGTTGTGCTGCCTGAGTAGTTACAAAAGTACTTTCTGAATATAAATCTCCTAAAGTAGTATTACCACTTACTCCACGACTAAGATCCAATAACTCAGTATCTGTCCTCTTTTGATAGAAAATTATTTCATCATCTATCTTAACATATCCTCCATTCTTAGGAAATGAAGTAGCATCAGAAACAGTTATTTTAGTATCACTAGATTGAACAAGTCCTACAGAAGTGGTATTTTGTGTTAATATATTTTGCTCATAAAAATCAATATCACGATATGTCTGGAGATTCGTGATAATATCATAAGGTTGTCCTTTAAGTTCAAGCTGCTCATAATACTTCTGTATAAACTTACTAAAAAGTTCATACTCTTCGTTAATGAAATCAGGCAGTTGTTGTTCAACTAAGAACGATATCTTATTCGCAGTTCTTGGCATTTAACCTACTCTTCTTTATAAGCAACGAATTTACTTTTTGACACATCTACGTCTAGATATGCCTCACGTTTAACTTCAATATCCTTATTGGCAGGTTTCACTCGTAATTCAATACGATTATCAGAAAAACTACCCTTTAAGATAGTGAAATCAAACATTTCAATCTCACCCTTATCATAATTAACAGTTCCCACAGAATCATCTAATAAAATCTTTTCATTAGTAATGGAATCTAGAGTATATAGTACTAATTTACCATCTCTATCTTCAAGATATGAGGTATAATTAGGAAATTCAAAGGTTGTCATACCCGTAGATGATACTACAGGGTTATCACAATCCTTTTTAAAGGCATTTTGATAACAAACTTCATAATAAGTAGAACTATTAATTTGTGCTATAAAATCCTTTCGTAATGTAACCTCAGTATCATTGGAATTAATGGAACGATCTGCTTTATCAATGACTCCAATAAATTTACTATATCTGAACTTACCATTAAACTTCTCAGTTTCAGAACTACTTAAGTAGCTAACAATAGCATTTGATGCTTTAGTTGCAATTTCAGTAGGTAGGAACTTTGTTTTAGTACCAGTATAATATATTTTACTATCCAACTCTACGTATAAAATTGAAGGATTAACAAATTCTGGTCTAATAGAAGCAACTGTATACTTTTTTAATTCTTCTCTTAATTGATTTTTAGTAAAAGAAGATAGCGAAGCTGCTTCAGTTGGTTTTATTGAAAGAAATACTTTACCATATGCAGGTGGTACTTGTTCTTCACCACCAAATACAATAACATCACTTACTGCTGGATATATGTTTCTAACAATTGCCTTATAATCATTTGCTGTAACTGCTCTATTTTGAGAACCATAGTACTTAGGAGCATTATATTTAATTTTCTTAATATTCTCTATATCTGCTCCACCTGCTGCAATTGACTTCGTATTAAGGGTATCAATTGAAAATGGAAGTGTAATTGCTGCACCATTCTCATCCTCCATTATCCCATTGAAAGTAAATGTCCTAGCACCGTTACTAACAGGACCATTTGTTACAATATAACTAATTTGAACTACATTACCATCTTCTAGTTTCTTACCTAATACACCATCACCAAAGAAGATTTCATATTTCTCATCTTCTATTTCACTAAGGAAGTATATTTTATCATTAGCACCAATATCTAATATGTTATTAGCAAGAGAATAATCTGTAAAGATTGAAGAGTTAGAAGATTCAAATACTCTCACTCTAAGTGTATTTGTATCAACACCAGCATTTTCAATAATAAATCTTTGATTCTTTAATGATGTATTAACTAAATTATTTACAGTTAAGAATGATCCTTCGTATATGGGAAGATCTACAAAACTTGCGGAATTGTTTGAAATAGTTACTTTATTATCTTCCTTGAGAATATAACGATATAAAGATCCATCATAATTAGTTATAAACCCAGACCCAGCCTTAAGAGTGCATGATGCAGGTGCTGTACCATTAAAGTTCAATGTTAGATCAACTGCTGCGGTAGGTGCGGTAATAGACTTTGGTGCATACCCTAATTGTTTCGCAAGTGCTACTACATTATCTCTAAGAGTTGCGGAATCAAGGAACAACTCATTTACTACCATGTTGGTATTAAATGCTGTATAATACGTATTATACGCCATCACATCCAGAATTTGACTGATTGCAGATCCTTCAAAATCGTAATCAGTAAAATCAGTCTGTGCTCTCATATATTCTTTGAGAGCTATTTTTATATTAGAAAAATCTAAATTATTTAACTGGGTATATGGCATTATCTCGTCCTACTTAGGAAGAAGTCTACGGTTACTGGTGGATTATCTGTTCCTCTTACTTCATATGTCATTACGACATCAAATCCATTATCATCAAAATTCGGTGATGCTTTGAGATCTATAACACTAATCCTTGGTTCCCATCTATCTATAGTATATCTTATATTACCTGTGATCTGAGCAGCCGTACCATAATCTAGAGGTTCAAACAAATAACTTCTTATATTAGATCCATATTCAGGATTCATCAATCGTTCACCTTTATTAGTCAACAGTAAATTCACAACTGCTTGCTTAATAGCAGAAGCATCCTTACTGACAACTAAATCATCAGTAACAGGATGCTTCTTAAATGTAATATTGATGTCCTTGAAGGACAATGTGCTCGCCATTGACTGACAATATAGGAAGTCAGTTATATTTAGCGAGTTTTAACTTACTTTATAAAAGGTATACTTCAAAAACAACTCTTCTCCCTTCTTAATCGGTTTAATCGTCTTCATATAGTAGATTCTTCCCCATCCTTGGTCTTCGTACCATTTCACGCAATTGGGGTCTTCAGAGTGGTTTACGAACCCTCCTAGAGGCGTTCTCATTATATCATCATCCACTACCACATGGGATACACCAAGATACATCATAGCATCAATATCTTCTTTCGCAAAAAGACCTTGACCTGCTATAGGACTATCTTTTACATGTAATTCATCTGGTAGTGCTTGATATGTCATTTCGGAGTCTTCGGCGTTCGGGGGTCGGAGACCTCCTCTAGAATTGCTTCGGATGTGTTATCACGTCACCGTGAATTTCACCGATATCATCTATATGGGCATGATCTATGTCAACATGCAACTCTTTCTCAAAAGAATCTGCTATCCTCTCAAGGGCAGAAGCAATCCTCAGTAATTCGTCACTCACTTGCCCTGTCCTCTGTAACGCTTCTTAGCTCCATTACGAGAAGTCGCAGAAAGCTTTGTATTCTTTGACTTACCCTGTCTAGTGACCTTTGCTGGAGGTGCTTGGTAATCTGAGTTATTGTATAATGCCATATTATCTACGTGTGTTAAACACTATTTTAGGATGTTTGAACGGTCCTGTCAAGCTCCTAAGTGTTCCTCCTAAAACTAACTTAGCTTCATCCCCCTGAACTGCTGGTAATTTTCCATCAATAAACACTGTCGTGTTAACCAGTGGAACGACTACCCTTGTACCAGGTTGACATGGTGCAGGTATTAATGGATTAATCTTCACTGGAGCAGTTGGATCAATTGATGATAAAGCATGGTAATATTGCACAGGTGCTTTATCAAAGAACACCTTCGGTGAAATTGAGGGAGTACCTCCCAAAGCTAATCCTGGATACGAACAGTTACCATCTGTACTCGTTGTATCAATGGTAGTACTACCTACTAGATTTGGCATGTTTCCCCATTAAAGTGTCTACGTCATTATGTAGATTATCCAACGTCTCTGCTATTGACTGATGTGTCTCAGATTTCGGTGGACGGTACATCAATCGTGGTTTCTCTAATAAGTTTAACCTCTTCTCCATCATGCTTAACCTCTCGGATAACTGGTGGAGTTTCTCGTTGAACTGCTGCATTATCAATTGGTTGTCTACTGTCATTATCTTGTCCTGAGAATCTCTGTGCAGCTGCGACTTCAAATCCATCACAGAACTGTTCAAAGTTATTCAATATATCTTCGTATGTATTACGTTGTTGTTCCATTTGTGCTACTTGGGGGTTCGGGAGGACCATCAGGTTTAGGCATTTCTTTAAACCTTACAGATAGATCTAGATCTAATACAGTATCCTCTATCTTTACTAATCTCTTTGTTAATTCTTCTATTACTTCAATAATCCTTGTTATCTGCATCTCGTGGGTATGTATAGCATACTTTGGATCTGATAGCAATTCATTGTGAACATCATTCGGATTAAACTCTGAGGGCGGTTCACTTGTTTCTGGATTATACCCAGGAATTTGTTGCTCGTCTTTTTCAGTCATTTTTTACCAGGAAAATTTTTTTCAAATTATAGCACAGGACTTTTCATTTTGCAAATAGTCTGTACAGATATTTAGCGAGACGTATCAACATATCAATAAACTCAGAGAAAGCAGAATACTTCTTCCTCCTTCTTCTCCCTGAAAATTTTTGTGGGCGTTTTTGTGACTTTATGTATTTTCTCTCAGACCTTTCCTTCCTTTTCCTCTGAGCAGCATATGTGTTATACTGCCCACGTGTAGTTGCTGGATGTAATCGTTGACCTTTTCTCATAATTTTTTTCTGGAAAAATATTTATATGTCGTTGGGATACTTTTGTAGGTTAGCTCTTTTGGATTTTGCTCGGCACACCCCCAATATCGGCATCCAACAAAAAACCCTGCCCTTTCGGACAGGGTGTGTTAGACTGTTCAAATGAATTCGTGCCTATAACGTGCGTCCTGTGATTTGCATCCTTTAGGTGCAATTCCAGTCATGCGTCTCATCATGAAAGCGAATTCAAGTTTTTTATTCTTGATTGGTCCACCTAATCTGTCGGTCATGTCTGCAACGGGGTCACCGTATGAATTGATTTTAAATGTTGCTGCTGGATTGCTGTAAGTCTGACCGATCCACTCAAATTTATCTCTCTTGCTGTTGCCGTAAAATGGATCTAATCTTGTGGGTTTCTTTCCACCCCTTGCCATGAATTCATCTGCTAATCTCAATGCCTCTTTCAAAACACTCAATGGCAAAACGAACCATTCTTTGCCTCCTGTCTGACGTACATAAAATTGCTTATGATAATCAGATAGTTGAGAATCATACCCGTGCTTAGTTGAGTATCCCAAATCTCTGAGGTAGTTACCTATGAAATCTTCCCATCTTTTGCAAGAGTAAACGGGAGTGATGAAATGATAATGCTGGTCCGCACCTTGGTCAGTTGCTGCACCTGCTGATCTTTCTACTGCCTGTGCTTCTGATCCGTGAGCAATGCCAATTTTGACAGGAACCCATTCAGTATCGTCATGAAAAATAACTGAGTCAACAGGTGACCATCCGTAACCAACACCAGGAATCTTGAGAGATTTTCCCTTTCCTGCTTGACTGTCTACATCAGACTGGGTTCCGTAGTTGTGATTGATTGGAGGTGTGTACATGATGAAAAAAATGCTTGTGAACTGAACAAATAAAAAGTGACCTAGTGGCGGTCACTTATATTCCATGTGCCTCCACATGGTGTTTTGAGGTCTTCCCAGTTTCGTTGCTGCATCGCTTGAAATGCTGCGATAACTGCTGGATCTTTCATTGCTGATTCGTTAGCAAGAACACGTCCGCCGAAATAGGAATTGAGTTCGTTTGTTTTGTTCATGTTATTATTATAACCATGAAAATGCCCCTAATGGGGCAAGTGTGTTCACTTTGTGGATTGGCACAGCTCGGGGTCAACCTTACATAGTGCTTCCATTTTTTGTTCTTGGATTCGGTCAACGCTTCTTATAGCATTAGTGCCGATATGCACCCCGACCCCAAGAACAATAAGGACTAAAATAAATCTCATAGTCCAGGATTTAGAATTTCACATCTAATGCCAGCACCTTTATAAAATGCAAGCATGTCCAATGCCTTAGCATATGAATTGAATGTGATCCGCCTAGGGTTGAACTGATCGTGATCAGTCCAGTAGCGAATAGCGGTTGAAGTGGAAGAGGTCATTAGTTAAAAATGGCGTTGGTTTGCACTTGTGAGATAAGAACGCTGTCTTGTCTGAACTGTTTTTTGTACGCTGCTGCGATACAGTTCAAAGATAGCATGTGGTCCTCAACCTCAGAATCTGGACACTCAAGATAAAAAATCTTAGTGTTT